TACTTGATAAAAACGGTATCAAAACCGATAAAGATGCAAAAATTGAAGGAACACTCGAAGCAACCAGATTTCATTTAGATGATTTGCGGATATTACTCAAACTCAAAAAGTGATGTCCAACGACCAGTCTGAGATACGACCATGAATAACCAACAAACCAACATAAAAACCGCAGAACCGGAAACGGCGAACAGCTCTGGTCGTTATCTCCAGACAATGGTTCTGCGAATCCGGGAATAAAATGCTAAACGACCTAACACTATTTGGCGAACGTGATAAAGTACAGATGGCGGTAGACCTTCTTCAGCACTACGAGAAAATGACTGATGGGGCGGGCTACTATCTTGCTTTTTCCGGCGGTAAAGATTCCTGTGTAATTAAGGAACTGGCAAATATGGCTGGTGTGAAATATGATGCTCACTATAATCTTACCACTATTGATCCGCCGGAACTCGTACACTTCATCAAGCGGGAACACTCTGACGTAATAATAGACAGACCGGAGCAACCACTACTGAGCCGCTTGGTTTATTTTGGGTTTCCAAACCGAAAAAGAAGATGGTGCTGTAAAGAATATAAAGAGCGAGGCGGTTCGGGGCGATATGTAATTACCGGGGTAAGACGCGCTGAAAGCAATAACCGGAAAAATCGTCGGGGTATTGAAATTTGCCGAAACGATAGCACTAAAATCTTTGTAAATCCAATAATCGAATGGGATGATAGTGATGTGTGGACTTTCATTCGGTCTAATAATCTTCCATATTGCAGACTATATGATGAAGGCTGGAAGCGTGTCGGCTGTCTGTTTTGTCCGTTTGCATCGAAACGAGATCGTAAAATGCACGCCGAGCGATACCCAAAGATACGAGATGCTTTTATAAGAGCATTCTCAAAACGATATGAATATTTAAAAGATAATAAAATCGAATCATGGAAACGCTGGAAAAGCGGCGAAGAAATGTTTTGGTGGTGGCTATCAGATCAATCGGTGATGAAAGGGAATCAATGTACTATATTCGAGTAGTGCTGACGCAGAACGTCGCCGGTGAGCGACAGATGAATATGAAGAAGTCAATAGAAATAGTGAAAAACAACAACTGCGAACAGCTCCGTCTGTTCGCTCAAGTGGCTGGTTCTGTACCCGAAGGGCTGGTCAGAGCGGAAAGGAAAAGATGAAAGTATTTGCAATTTTAATTAACGGTTTAGCGGGGGCATTTAGTCTCGGGCTATGTATATTTAACTATACTCGATATGTCGAAAATGGTAACGGATTCACATTATTTGCAACGGCATTCACTGGGATAGCGGCACTGTTTTGTTTTGGATTAATGTTCATAATTGTGGTTGATGGTTAATTTTTAACCCGCTCTGATACAGAACGTCGCCGGTGAGCCGCAGTAAATAATATGGAAACACAAGCAACATATCAAAAATCGTCAAAAGTGGACAGCTCTAACTGTCGGCTCGAGTGGCTGGTTCTGTCTCAACGCCCGCTTCTGAAAGCCTATTTGGGCGACTGCATGGACTTGATGGCAAGCACCGCAGATAACTATTACGATCTGGCGATAGTTCTTGTTTTATCTATTTTAATATGCTATATTAAAGTATGGAAATATATAACATGGAGAATAGAATAATGAGAAAGTCAAATGAATTACAGATAGGTAAGGCTGGGGAGTATATTGTTTGTGCCGATTTAATTTTAAAGGGGCTTATTGCCTATCCATCAGAGCAGGGACTTCCTTATGATGTGGTAATTGACAATGGAAATAAACTACTGAAATGTCAGGTAAAAACAACATTACAGCCGAGAATTATTCCTCAACGTAAAAAGGAATCAGAAGCATATATTTTTACAATCAAAAGACACGGTAAAAACAATCAATCAATTTATAGTTTGACAGAGGTTGATTTATTCGCTTTAGTTTGTCTTGACACAAAATTCGTTGGATACCTTAAAAACAAGGAAATGCCGTCAACAATTAATATCCGTCCAGATTCTTTAATGGGAAAACACCATGACGAAAAAGGAATACAAGACTATAAAAGAGTAAAAGAACTATCAAAAACAATAACCAATCAAAGCGAAATTGCAAGACAATTAAATATACATCTCCGCATAGTACATAAAATGATGCAACCGGGATATAAACCATACAAAACGACCGCAAGGTATTTTTCTGAATTACAAAAAAATATTGATTGGTTTTTAGAATTATGATTAAACCTTTAATTTTATCTAAAAATCCAATTATTAGGGCTTTCAACTGTGATTGTATGGACTATATGAAGAATGTTTCAGATAATCATTTCGACCTCGCTTGCGTTGACCCGCCGTATACAGATAAAATAAAATATGAAAATGATTATCAATTTGAATTTAATGATGATAGATGGAAAAGCCGCAGAAAAACCACAAAAACATATTGTGTCCATTCCGTAAAGCCGACGATTGAATATTTTGATGAATTAAGACGGGTTTCTAAAAATCAAATCATTTGGGGTGGAAATTACTTTGAGTTGTCACCAACGCCATGTGTTATAGTTTGGAATAAAAAAAACGGGGATACATACTTTTCCGATTGCGAACTTGCATGGACATCTTTCGATAGCAGAATAAAGATGTTTGAGTGGCTATGGAGTGGTTTTAGACAAGAAAAAGGCAAAGAACAGCGCATCCACCCGACCCAGAAACCCGTCGCTTTATATCGCTGGCTATTGCAGAACTACGCAAAGGCGGGTCAACGGATACTCGATACTCATGGCGGATCGTTTAGTTCTGCGGTGGCTTGCCACACGGAAGGCTATGAGATGGATATTTGTGAGATAGATAAAGAATACTTTGACGCTGGCGTAAAACGATTTAAGGAGGCAACGTGTCAACTGAAATTAGCGGGCGTCTGACAGACAGAACGACCAAGATGAGGCACGACGATGAATGAAACGATAACCAGTAAAAGGGCGGAAACGATGGAAAAGGAACAGCTTTCGTCGTTGGCTCAATCTAATGGTTCTACAGCAGCCTTTTCCCGTGTTTGGGCGATGCCAAATTCTGATACATTTTCGATAAAACCAATAGGCGGATTCGTTAAAAAATACCTTGAAAACTCTGAAATCTCAATAGACCCGTTTGCGAGAAATAGTAAACTATGTACTTATACAAATGACTTAAATCCAGACACAAAAGCACAATACCACATGGAAGCACTAACATTTTTAAACCATCTGGCTGGTAAAGGAATAAAATCTAACCTTGTTATTTTTGATCCGCCATATTCACCAAGACAGGTCAAAGAAGTATATAATAAAGTTGGGAGACATTTCGGAATAAAAGACCAGCAAAATACGGGACGGTGGAGTGCTGAAAAAAATACTATCAATAAACTATTAAAAATTGGTGGTATTGTGCTGACCTTCGGGTGGAACACGATAGGAATGGGACGTAAACGGGGCTACGAAATTATTGAGATAATGATGGTTTGTCATGGCGGAGCGCACAATGACACAATCTGTATGGCAGAAAGAAAAACACAGGAACAATTACGGCTGATGTAGAACGATGAGTATCAGATACGATGATACTTACCAAAAAACTTAACGAAAGGAATTAATCGTGAAAAAGTCAAAACTTCTCAAAAAACTAACAGCTCTGATCGTTATCTGCATACTTTGGTTATCTGTTTCTTATTCACAAAACATTTTGGAAGATTATTATATTTCTATTGGCGACTGTGGACATTGGGAGGCAGACAGTAACTATACCACCGAATGGATAGTAAAAGACACAATAAATTTTTGTGATAAGTGTGATCCAGAATGGACATATTCAGAATGGAAAAACGAAACATCAAATATGACGTTAACAGTATATTGTCCGTGTGGATGTGGACACGATACAATAAAAACTCAAAGAAGGATAAACGATCGTGGTATTATCCAGATACGATATGATGTAACAACCTATAAATACTATCCAAAGCCGAAAACTGACTATCAAAGGAAACTCGAATCTATTAAAAACAGATAACGTCGCCGGTGAGC